CCTGAACTACCGGAGCTACCTGAACTACCAGATGTACCTGAAGTTCCAGATTGACCTGAACTACCAGAGCTACCTGAAGTTCCAGACTGACCTGAACTACCTGACGTACCTGAAGTTCCAGACTGACCTGAACTACCTGACGTACCTGAAGTTCCAGACTGACCTGAACTACCTGACGTACCTGAAGTTCCAGACTGACCTGAACTACCTGATGTACCTGAAGTGCCTGAGTTTCCTTGGTTACCTTGATTACCTTGGTTACCTTGATTACCTTGGTTGCCTTGATTACCAGAAGAGCCACTAGTACCATCCGCACCAGAGTTACCTGACGTACCTGAAGTTCCAGATTGACCTGAACTACCAGAGCTACCTGAACTACCGGAGCTACCTGAACTACCAGATGTACCTGAAGTTCCAGAACTACCAGATGTACCTGAAGTTCCAGATTGACCTGAACTACCTGACGTACCTGAAGTTCCAGACTGACCTGAACTACCTGACGTACCTGAAGTTCCAGACTGACCTGAACTACCTGACGTACCTGAAGTGCCATCTTGACCTGAACTACCAGATGTACCTGAAGTACCTGAACTACCAGACGTACCTGAAGTACCAGAGCTACCTGACGTACCCGATGTACCTGAAGTGCCATCGTCACCAGAATTACCAGAGGTACCTGAAGTTCCTGAGTTTCCTTGGTTTCCTTGGTTACCTTGGTTTCCTTGAACACCTTGATTACCAGACGTACCTGAAGTGCCATCTTGACCTGAACTACCAGATGTACCTGAAGTACCTGAACTACCAGACGTACCTGAAGTACCAGAGCTACCTGACGTACCCGATGTACCTGAACTGCCAGACGTACCCGAAGTTCCAGAGCTGCCTGACGTACCTGATGTACCTGAACTACCAGACGTACCTGAAGTACCTGAACTACCAGATGTACCTGAAGTTCCAGAGCTACCAGAACTACCAGATGAGCCTGATGAACCTGCGTTTCCTTGGTTGCCTTGGTTACCTTGGTTACCTTGAACACCTTGATTACCAGACGTACCTGAAGTGCCATCTTGACCTGAACTACCTGATGTACCTGAAGTACCTGAACTACCAGAAGTACCTGAAGTACCAGAGCTACCTGACGTACCCGATGTACCTGAACTACCAGACGTACCCGAAGTTCCAGAGCTGCCTGACGTACCCGATGTACCTGAACTACCAGACGTACCCGAAGTTCCAGAGCTGCCTGACGTACCTGATGTACCTGAACTACCAGAAGTACCTGAAGTACCAGAGCTACCTGACGTACCCGATGTACCTGAACTACCAGACGTACCCGAAGTTCCAGAGCTGCCTGACGTACCTGATGTACCTGAACTACCAGACGTACCTGAAGTGCCATCGTCACCAGAGCTACCAGATGTACCTGATGTGCCTGAATTACCTGAGGTTCCTGCTGCTCCCGGAGCTCCGTTCTGTGTCAAAGTCCAACTACTGTAAGAGCCTGTACCTGTATTAGCTATCCATTTAATTCTTATAGTCGTGCCACTATAGGAATTTACTGTCCCTGTAAATTTATTGCTATTATTATGAGAAACAAGTATATCCTGCCCCGCTGTCCAACTAAGACCTGAATCTATGTCTGTAAATTCTATGTCATAAGCCCCACCGGTAGAAGTAGGTATACTCTTTGATTGAGAAGAAGTTGTTGAGTATTTATCTCCTGTTAAGCCACTAGATCCAGAGGTGCCTGAAGTTCCAGCAGCACCAGAGCTGCCTGACGTACCTGAAGTACCTGAACTGCCAGACGTACCCGAAGTTCCAGAACTGCCTGACGTACCTGAAGTACCTGAACTACCCGATGTACCCGAAGTTCCAGAGCTGCCTGACGTACCTGAAGTTCCAGAGCTGCCTGACGTACCTGACGTACCTGTACTACCCGATGTACCCGAATTTCCAGAACTACCCGATGTGCCTGAAGTACCAGAACTGCCTGACGTACCTGAAGTACCTGAACTACCAGACGTACCCGAAGTTCCAGAACTGCCTGACGTGCCTGATGTACCTGAACTACCCGATGTACCCGAAGTTCCAGAGCTACCAGACGTACCCGAAGTTCCAGAACTGCCTGACGTACCTGATGTACCTGAACTGCCAGATGTACCAGAAGTTCCAGAGCTACCAGATGAACCTGAAGTTGAACCTCCCCCTCCTCCAGCACTTATTTGCTGCCAAGCTGAGTTTTCTTTTATGTAGACATTATATGGGGAATCAGTAGAATAATAATTTGCTCCGTCAGACACAGTATGAAGGACTCCGTCCTTCTCATTGTCTAGACCGACTATCTTGTCTCCAACGTACCTTTTAACCGCCATATACTATGTAAATTACACATTATTAACCATAATCTTCGTAAGATTTTTCTTCTAATAAATTAGATCCAGTGTGTATGTTAATTTCTTTCTTTATTTCGGCCCTCTTATCGTTGATTTGATAGACTTGTCGAGCTAATTTAATAAAACTAGCATCAAATTCTTGCTTCTTTTCTTTTAATCTTATATCGTCTTCTATCTCCCATAGGGTTTCATTTATCTCTTTTAATTGATCATAAAAGCCATATCTTCTAAAAACATGCTCATGCCATGGCGGCTCACCAATGGTCTGTTTTAAAATATTGTGTTCTTTTCTTATATTAGCTAACTTAGTCTCATCTTCTATATTGTCTAATTTTATTTCTAATATAGATAGCTTATCTAATACTTCTCCGTCTGATACTTCTACTTTCATATTAATTTATCTATTTGTTCTTTGACCATTTCAAAAGTTATTTGCTTTGAACATTCAAACTCTCTTTCTGTGCCTTCATGGTCTGGACACCAATCCCAATTATTAGGATCAAACTTTTCTCTATTCCAACAGGAATTACAAGTATTCTTATTAATTACCCTATAAGGTGTATAAAACTCAGTGGCCTCGTTACTGAATCCGCTTATCAAAACAACATCCTTCCCAACACCCCACGCTAACCAAGAAAGCCCTGAACCTAAACCTATGAAAAATTCACAGTTATACAAGTCTGTTATTCTTTCTTGCAAATCGAAGTCTCCTGTTTTATTAATAGCTCCTGATGGTATATAATTATACCTTTCTCTACCTCCATAGCTTTCATGCCTATCAATACAAACAACTTTATAACCTTTAGAATTTAAGTATTCAATAACTTGATCCCATCCTGTTGGGTTGTTCCAATATTTACATTGAGCCGTTGATTGCACAGAGATACAAACATATTTATCTTCTATAACTCTCTCTTTATTTAATATATCTATTTTAGGCCTAAGCTCTTTATGTTCTAAATTTAAATAGTAAGACCCAGCTCTTTGCTCTTCTTGATTCTTAACCCAATCTGGAGTATCATCGAACCAGCCTACTTTAAGCCTTTTATCAAAGCTCATGACTTCCACGTCTTCCAACCTGTCTACAAAATTTACTTCAGGATAGCTATCTCTATAAAGATCATTTTTATAAGTAAATGCATAAACATCACAGTCATTCTCTTTTCTGTATTCTTCAATATAAGGAACCCAAGCCACGTTATCTCCAAGCGACGAGCTACATATTTCTATAAATACTTTGTCTTTTATTTTATTTATATTAAAATTAAAAATAATATTCCTACAAAAAGAATTCCAAGAAAAAGGCATTAAAGATATTTCGTTTATGTATTTTATCTTATCGCCTTCTTCTTCCTCATTCTCAAGTAAGCAGTAAGCGTTTATTTGAAAACGCCCTTTGATATTGTTAAGTTTACTGAAAACCTCACATAATTCTAATTTAGAAAAACTATTACAATCGAAAAAGAAATAGTCTATATCTTCTTCGAATTTATTAATATAAAAGTCATGATCAAAATACAAATCTCTAATCTTACTTTCTTCAGACTTTGATACATCTCTATTAGTAATTAAACATAGCTTCTTTCTATCTATTTCAAATTGTATATCGGACTTAGCTAAAGCGCATAACTCATCAAAGAAATTATAGTAAGTTGGTAATATTTTATTATGTCTATATCCTTTTGTAGATTTTATTGAGTTATATAAATTTTGCTTACCCACCTTTTCCTGTTCATCGTTGACATTAGAGGGGGTAGCGTGAGACTCCTCATGGTTAAGAACTTTATACATAGGCCTAGGGAACAGTATATAGTCTCCATATTTTTGCAGTTGAGCCATTCTTATAGAGTCTTCTGAAACTGTTTCGACTGGACTATTGACTTCTATATTGACGTCGCCTTTATTTTTATGACCCCTTAGGGCTCCGAAAAATCTAAAAGACCTTAGATTAGACCAATCAAAAGCATCCGACTTAAGGTCCTTTTCGTGTTTATCAAGATAATCGTGCCAATTACCTTTAGGAAAAGAATAGTCCGGATTAGTTATATTCTTTCTCAAGCTTAAGTCTCCATCGTACTGATGAAACCAAGTAGAAAAACTGAAAGCGCTAGGATTCTTTTTAAGCATATGAGCTAGAAATTCTAAAGCTTTAGGATATATACCATCGTCAGCATCAACTAAAGCTAGATAATCGCAATCATCCGTTATGAAACGCTGCGCATTCCAAAACATTTCTTTCTTACTCTTTTGCTCGCAATAAACTACTCTACTATCTCTAGAAGCTAAATCAAGAAGCGCGCTTTTAACTGTATCATCTTTACTGAAATCATCTGTAACGAACCACTTCCAATTAGAATAAGTCTGATTGGATATTTCATCGTATAGTCCCGGTATGAATCTAGCATTATTGTAAAAACTTGTATACAGACCTATCCTCAAATCTTTTTTCTCAGGCTTTTTAATTCTATCTAGAATATATTTTTTGCTATCGACATCGTCTATAAAAGTTACATTTTTATTATTCTCGTATTTCTTATATAGGTCACATGCTTCTATCCTATTCATCAAAACAGGCATACCCCAAGACAAAGCTTCTTTAACGCTTAAAGGATTTAGTTCTCTAAGGGATGGGAAAAAGAATATATCCATACATGAATAGAAAGTCTCAACATCACTCCTTTCGCCCCACACCTTGCAATTAGATAAGTTTACATCCTCAATACCACAATTAGAAAGATAGCAGTCATTACCTATAAAATGAAATTCAACATTTTCATCTAAGACTTGTTTTGCTATGTCGTAAATGAATTTTTGATTTTTGTTTTCATGAAAAAGGCCTACGTTGAGTACGTGCGTCTTATCAGGATCTAGGCCAAGGCTAGTTAATGTTTTAACTCTATCAGGCCTATTCTTTTTAGGTATTGTATAATCCCAGATATAGCAATTTGCTTCAGGAAAAATATCTTTAATTTTCCTAGGATGATAATCTGAAACACATATGTATCCATCTGGATGATGGACCTTATTGACAAAATCAAATGCATTATCATGGCAAGTTTCGAATATTTGATAAGATCTATCTGGACTATAAATTTTTTCTAATAACTCTTTAGGAAAACCATTATATTCAAAATTTTCAGGTATTTCATTAAAGTGTATTATATGAGGTTTAAATTCCTGTATTATTTCCCAGAGCCTATTCCTTTCTTCTTCCCAGTTATCAGAAAAACATGGACCTATACACTCATAACTTTTCTTTCCTACAAGATTTATTATCTTATCTTTTTGTATATTAAACGTGCCATAATTATTAAACTCCGCTACAAAAACTTCATTTTCTAATATTGATACTTTTATTAGTTCTAATAACCACTGAGGAGAGCCACCAGTAGAAAGATGCATAGGCACAAATAATACTCTTCTCTTCATTTTAAAATTTTTAATGTTTCATCAAAAACATCTTTCCAAGTAGGTTGGCAATCATAGTTAGGTCTACCCTCTAGGCAGAACGGGAGTGGAGGGACACTATTTATAGTGCTATGTTCAACTACAGAGTATTTAGGGTCAGAGGCGCAAAATGATTTACATGTACCACCAACAAAAGTCATCTTATAAGACTGAGAGCCGTTTCTATAAGGCGCTCTCCATAAAGGGTGAACAGAAGCCCCCATATAAATAATATGTGTATCAGTACATCCCGCTAAGTGAAGCTGGCCTGTATCCATTGTTATACATGCTTCTGAGTTCTTTGTTATATAGTAGTCTTGGTCTAATGAGGTCCTGTTTAGAAAACTCAAGCCATCAAATTCTAAATCTTCAAAATTATAACAAGTCTTATCATGGTTATACTGTCCCGGCTCAGGTTTTTGATCAAAACCTACTAAAGCAACTTTGAAACCGCTTGAGTTGAGAGCATTAATTAAATTCACATAACTTTCTCTAGGCCAAGTTCTACTAGGCCAGTTTTGACCAATATGCATAACTACATAATTACTATTACTTAGAAAAGATTGATCTTCTTTACTAAATTCAATTGGTCCGGGATAATAGTCGCAATGCAACTCTTCTGGCCTTAGGTCAAATCCTATTTCAGTACAGTGTATTTTTCTTATGTCGTAAGCTGCGTACTTCTTTTCTATTCCAGACTTATCTTCTTTTCCTATAGAATTAAAAGTATCAAATACTTCATAATTATCGTAGTGCTCATTGTTAAAATCATTTAAATGTATAGTAAAAAGAACATTAGGATTATGATCAAAAAGAAAAGGCTTGGAAGTGCATACTATTATCTTTTTAGCGTAACACTCTGCTAGCTTTCTTATGGTTGGAGTAGCAGCTAAAGTATCTCCGAAAGAAAAAGAGTTTATCTTAATAACTACATCTTTGGCAAGCTGCTGACCTCTTTGTTTATGAGTGTCAAATAGAGGCACAGTCTCTTCTAGGAAAGGAACTTCATTCATTTATTAGTTTTAAACAATAAATAATAACTTTTCAAAAATTAGTAGCCACCGCCGTATCTATGTTTTACGGCCTTGCAGTTAGAAACAACCTCTCCGCTCTCTAACGCCCTATTGTAAGCTGAAACCATACCTATATCTACATTTATCCCAGAACTTGGGTTTCCCCCGATATAAAACTGCTGATAGGTGCCATCTCCTGTTGATTTATGAAGCTCCTGAGAAGCAGGGAAACTGCCTGTATCCTTTGGTACCCCATCTAAATAACTAACCATAACGCCATCTGAAGAGTTATAAGTCATAGCCGCATGATAAAATGTATGTGGTTGAACTGAGGGAGAAGATACATCTGAAAGAGTATGTGAGATTCCTGTAAAAGGGCTATTAGTATGAGTTCCTGCTCCTGCTGCGTTATCCTCTTTGTTGGACGAAAGCACAGACTTTAAGCCGCTTATCTCCCCTCCATTTCCAGTTTGAGCGACGAACCCATAAGAGTATCCACTTTTGTTATGATCAGTATTGCCAAATATCACAGCTCCATCATCAGGAGCAGTGAGCTGCGATCCTGTTTTTAATTGAAAGAAGGTCTCTACAGTAAAACTAGAGTTTTTGTTTTTGAATAAACCCAAGTCCCTTACTCCCGTAAAATTTTCTCCGGTTATTGCGGCGTGAGTATTTAATGTGCCAGCTCTGAATTCATAGAAGCCACTCGTCTCGTTATACAGGCCACTGCTATCTAATTTAACATCTAAACCGCTAGCTGTCAAATCCTTCCAATTTTCAGTATTATGATCGTGACTTCTAGAGGAATATCCGTCTACTCTAAATATCAAACCATCCGTGTTAACTCTATATTTTCCGTAATTTACTTTACTTGACATGTTAATATCCTCCTCCGTAACCACCTGTAGAAGTCCCCGAAGAAGCAGAGAAACTATAGTCTGCTGAACTACTACCAACATTAAAACTACTTAAAGACTGAATATAGTTATTTAAAACATCACCAGAGCTCAAAGATCTATTGTAAACTGAAACTTGATATATCTTGCCTTCTGCTCCTGTCTTCTCAATTAGACTTTCCCCAGTCACAAGCGTTGGAGCTCTTCTTGGATAGTCTCCTATTGATAATTTCAAATCAGAGCCATCGTAAAAACTAGTATTAAGAGCGTCATATTTATCAAAGTCAGGTTTAGGTTTAGGCCTACCTGTCCCTGTTAAAACAGTACCGTCGTCTTCATAAGTTATATTTGTTGAAGTAGCATTGTCAAAATTAGGATTACCTACAAAACTTAACAAAGACTTATTAGACATTTCTGAGCCAACGTAGTTAACTGACTTATAAACAGAAAAAGCAAAAGCGTCTCTAACATTTGACCAAGTTATTCTAACTGCTTGATTCGTAGATTTTACATATATTGTTTTTAAAGCAGAAGCCATAGACTCTCCATCTGCATTATAAGAAGAAATTCTATAAGCTAAAATATTGCCTACTGCCAACTTACTACTATTAGAAGGGAATAAATTTAATCTAACATTAGCTGGAGGTAGTATCTCCGACATAGTAGAAGAAGGTTTAGCTTCTCCATTCACATAAAAAGTAACTTTATTATCAGAAGATTTTGTCATGTCTATAGAGACAACTATATGATATAAATTAGAATTTAGTATCTCGCTTCTGTCTGTATATGCACTAAAAACCACTCCAAGTTCATTGTATAGGGTACAATATATTTTACCTTTCTCTACGTATACGTGCTGCTTTCTAGACACGCTTTCCTTTGAGACAAACAAAGATGACCCTCTTGCCACATCAGAATAAAGCAAAGTCGATACGCCTTCATTAACCGACTTTAAGTTAACCCAAAATTCATAACTCTTTTTATTAGTACTTCCAGTATTAAAAGATGAAGCAAAGCCTGAAGCCGTAGACGTCAAGCCTAAATTAGAAAACTTTCCTTTGGAATATATAGGTAAAGATGAATCATCAAAATTATTAATAACACTTAAAGAATTTTTATTTCCACTTATATCTTTTAAGCTATTTGCTGATTTTCTCGAATCACTATTCCTTGTAAATTGTGTTCTTTTATTACCAGTTTCTAATTGAGGGTTTTTATATAGCATATAACCATATTGCCTCTGGCTGTCTGAAGTTGTGCCTTCGTTTGGCCAAAAGTACATCGTATGATTAAGTGTCCTTACTATACCAGAAGTTCCCGAGGTGCCTGCTGTACCAGCAGTGCCAGCAGTAGCCGTTACAAGGCTTTTTAAGGTAGGTACAAATACTACGCTCACAACCTGCCAAGTTCCAGTTTTAGAAAAATCATAATATCCATAATGTCTTCCGTTTTGATCTGTAGATGTCGCAGATATTACCGGGAAAAACCCCTCTGTTCTGCCGTGCGTCTTAGAGACAAATACTTCGCATGAAAAAATATATTCTTGACCTACACGGAGTTTTAAGCTAGGAAAATCTGAAGCAGCAAAAGAATGTAACCCGTGAAGCTTATTACTTACTCCTGAGCCACCATAGTATTCATCAGACCACCCGGAATACTTATATACCACATCGTTACTTGACATAGTCCCAGTAGCCAAAGACTTATACATGCCTTGCTTATCTGGATCTTTATCTTTATATATTCTATAAAAAGCATTAGGAGTACTTCCAACTCTAGCGGAAAAGTCAGAGTTGCTAGATGCAGTAGGAATTAAGTTAGTAGTAGGCTTGCCGGGATAACTTTTATAATACATTTCATTTGTATATAAAGTAAGCCCATCCACTTTCTTTCGCATATTTGAATTACTGGCCGACATTATGGTATAACCCCACTATACATAAAAGAACCTACTATTAAATTTTGCCTAACTGAATCTCCACTATGAGGATAACGTAAATAAGTTGTCATAACTTGATGAGCAGCCCCTCCTACTGTTGCTCCACTAACCATTGTGTACATATTAGAGCCACTCTGATAAGTTGCTACTTCGTCGTGATCAATAACCCTTTCCAGCTCCACACTCTGTTTAAAACGGGTAGTTTTATCAAAAGACACCGATCCAGAGACAAGTTCAGATTCGTTTCTTTTAGAAAGATAATCTTGATTTACATGATCTCTTAAATCTGTATTTAAATTAGTTATCTTGACATCAAGGACTCCGCTTGTCGAGTCAATCAAACCCGTAACAAAACCACTAACGCCTTGACCACTTACGCCTGTTATTAATGAAGATAAATTCTGACCAGAAGTAATTAGGTTGCCGCTAAGGCTATCTATGTCAGCTTCATTATCAACAGATCTTGAATTTGTAGTAGAAAAATTACCGCTTAATTCTAAATTCTTACCACTTAGATAAGTTATGTCACTTTTAAGATTACCACTTACTGAGGAAGTATATCCACTTAAATTAGTGCCAGACTCTACTAGTCTTGTATTTATGACACCACTTACAGAGTCTATATAACCAGATAAGTCGCCGCTTACGCTTTCGACATGACCGGCGTCTACAAAACCAGAGGGGTTACCTGAATAAGGATAAAATCCGGTAATGTTATTCGCACTACCGGATAAGCTCTCAGAATCTGGTCTTAGTAGGAATTCTTTTAAACCACCAAGATCTATCTGACCTGTACTAATAAGTTGAGCCATATAGACATAATTACACTATTTATCTTCCTTCCGCTAAGATAGACTTAGCTGTATCAGATGGCTCTACAGTTTTCTTATTAGATGGTTTAGGTTTCTTATAAGCAAGAGCATGCTTTTTAAACTCTCTAACTAGTCTGTTGGTGAGGAGCTCTCTATTGTCTACAGGGAGTATCCCCATCTTTACTGCATGTGCATGCAAGTCTGTCTTATTCAAACCTTTGATTTGTGAAATATACTTATCTTCTTCTAAGGTCCCGTATTTAGAAAAACCAGTATCTCCCCAAATTTGATCTAGAGTTGTCTTTGAATAAGTCTCCTTTTCTTCCATAGCATGAGTTTGAATCATTTCTTTAGAATTCTTAGAGACTTTCTTACTTTTAGCTGTTGATTTTCTTTTCGCTGCCATAACTTAATCCTTTAACCGTTATAATTAGTTATACACAAAATCCCTTAAAAAACGAAATAAAAAAGCCCCCGTTTCCGGGGGCTTCGTTATATATTTATGCTCTAAAATTAGACGGTAAGTCCAACGATAGCGCGTGAGTCGATGCAGACGCGACCTTCTTCCAAAGAACCGTAGAAACCGATTCTCTCGTTTCTCTGGGTGAATTGATCGTCTGGAGTAGTAGTGAAAGTATCACCTGTGTCTGACTCCTGAGCAATAGCGCGAACAAACGCACCCTTGCTATTATCAACACCAACAGCAAGTTCCATAGAACTGCCAGAGAAGGAAGTAGCTTGACCTGCAGAGGAGTGAGGACCAACGTTACCGCTGTCAAACTCGTCAAACAGAGTATTGTACTTCTGGCCGACTCCAAGCTCATTAAGCTCAACGATGTTAACACCGTAGATCTCTTGCATACCAGCAGAATTGAACACGTCAGTTCTGATGCTATCAGGAAGAGGAATAGAAGTCTGACCACTTGTAGCCTGAACAGTGTTCATTGGCTGATAAGCGAAAGCACGGATCTGTTCCTTAATCTCAGGGCTAACATACAAGTCTGTAATGCCGTTACTGTAAGCTGCATCAGTAGTACCAGCGGCCCAAGACTGATTGATTCTCTTATTAAGAGTCATCAACTTATTCAAGTCCTGCAACTGGAATCTATTCTGATTGTACGCTGGAATGACATGAGAGCCAGCCTTCAAGCTTGTAATGCCAACAGAGCTGGCGGTAACAGAGCTAGTGGTAGCATTAGCCAAAGCGTTCAAAGCCACAGCCCAAGCATTTCTTTCCTGCTTAAGTAGAACCTCTTGAGACATACGCTCAATTAGCTTGCTTACAACATCAAGTCTTGCTTGTCTGGCATACTTCTTCGTGATAGAAACAGCAGCATCCAAACGATAAGTAGCAATCTTCAACTCTTGAATCGCGGATACATCCTGCGAAGTTGGAAGACCACCAGCAACGTTTTGAGACCATACGCTTACGTAACCATCATTGGTTTCGTTGTAGTAAAGGTCAAGAGGATAGCTAGCTCCTTCATCTTGATTAAATGGAGCATCAGTATAGATTGCTCCAGCCGTAGCGGCCTGCTGCAGAACTCTCTGCACAACAGGGCCGAGGAAAGCTGCGAAAGCTTCAGAAGCTTCACGAGCTACGAGCGAGTTCTTAGAGCCCATCGCTTTGATGAGTTCGACTTGCTCTGGGGTGTTTTTCAATTTAAGTCTCATTATTATTAAATCTCCTTTCTAATTAAAATTATAGATCAATCTTCAACAGAATGAAACCGTCTTCGTCAACTGCCCCGAGAGCAGAACCAACCAGTGTTTGAGCTGCGCCACCAGTGCTTTCAGTAGAAGAAGAGCTAAGCTCTCCATCATAAAGCGCATCGGCGTAGATCTTAGTACCAGCCGTTACAGAATCGGCTCCACCACTAGTAAGATTTCCACTGTAAAGAACAATACCCTTGGTCAAAACAGGAACTGCCTGACCACTAACCACAGCCTGCATTTCAGCGGCTTTGCGAGGGTTGTAAATCAACTTCTCACCATTCTCATCGACTTCAGCGACGTCGAAAAGAGTAAGGCCAAGAGGTTGAGTACCCGAAGCGCAAGGCTCCACTGACGCAGCTGCGCCATAACGGAATGATACCGTGTTCGTGTAAGAGGCACCGGCGTTACCGATACCAGTCTTGTTTACAGGATCGTCAGTATTCTTCCAGCCATCTTTGACAGATACGAGCAATCCCTTGTTCAACTTGGCACCATCTGTAGCGAGGGCCGAGTGAGAAGCGATTACATCACCATCATCGTCTTTGAGGGCAAAAAGATTTACGACGTCCGTTTCGGCGTGTTGCCTAAAAGGCTTTAGCCGTTGAGTGTTTTTAACAAACGCTGCCATAATATTTTATTTTCCTTTTTATATTAGTAACTAATATCAAATTGATCAATCTCGAAAGCATTTTTGTACTTGTCGTAGGTAGATCCTTCAGAAGCCTGAGTAGAAGCTGGAACAACATCAGTATCTTGTTCGCCTCTATCAATAGCGTCTTCCACAACTTCCTCGGAAGCTTTACTTTCTTCTTCAACTTCAGCTTCTTTAGAAGCTTCGTCTTCCTTCTTAGCCAAGACTTCTCTTGACTTGTCTCTTAGCAGAACTTCAATGTTCTTAGCAAAGGCATCCCAGCCTTCTGCGTCCAATTCTTTGATCTGACCTGCAAGAACTTCACGATCCTCTGCTTCCAAGGCGAATCTTTCGTCTAAAGAGGCCATTCTCTGAGAGAACAACTCTTCGGATTCTTTTTCCGCTTTTTCGGCTTCAAGATCGGTAAGCTTTTCGCTGACAGACTCGAGTTCTGCTTTGACTTTATCATAATCCAAGTTAATGGACTCGATCTTCTCTTGAGCTTCTTTGAGATTTGCTTCCACCTTTTCCTTTTCGGCTGAAAATCTCTCGGAAGCTTCCTTGAGTTCCGATTCGATAAAATCAGAAACAGCCGAGGCAGAAAGCTCCTTCAAAGACTCATTCGTGATGTCTTTAATACTTTCTATTTTCATAATTTCAAACTCCTCGTTTTGGGTTATTACATTATTTTCTGTTATTTGTGAAGCATTAACTGGTTCAGTCTCTACTTCAGCAAAAGTGTCTTTTTCTTGCTCGACTTCTTTTTCTACTGTATCTTTAGTAGAAACACCTACAACGTCGGCAGCAGGGGTCTCAGTAAGACCTATACCAAGGGGAACAACATCGCCTACAACTTTTCTGTAAACAAACATTCCATCTCTAGTCTTACCCTCTCCCCCTAAAGCTTTTAAATCTTTTTCCATAGATGCAACTTCGTCTACATTATCAACGATTAGCCCATTCTCTATGTTCTTATCACTTCCTTCTAAAAGCACTAAATTATAATCTTTAAAACCTAATTCCCAACTAGCACTAATTTTCATATAGTCGTTACTACTTGGGTCAGCTGACTCTTCAATAAGATCTGCTACTCTTTGGTTGACTACCTTCCAGATCACACCACCTAAAGTAACATTAAATGGCCCTTTAATTTCTTGAACCTGTTCTTCTGTTAAGGGTTTGTCAGTACCAAATTCAGAAAATCCAGCAGTTAAAATAGTACCAATAACTCTATCTCTATTATGCTCAATATTAATTGGCTTGTTTTTGAAATCTTTATAAAAGGCCATGGCTGTATCAGTATCAACTACATCGCCATTCTTATTAACTCTATTAGCAACAAATGCATTAAAAGCTATTGGTAAAAGATCTACTTGTTTTTCATCAACCTCAGGGACGAACTGAGCTACCTCAATAGCAGAAGCTAAAGCTAAATACTTATCTTTTTCTTCAGATACTACAGGCCTTACATTTGAGCTGAAAATAGTTGTATATTTCATCAGATTATATAATAGTTCATTGTTACGTTACCGGCGCTACTGTAGACACCAGAACTAGTTGGTACTTGAATACCTTGGTTTAAATTTGTTCCACCAGCCGGAGCGTATGCAATAATAGTGTCTGCTCCTGCGGCCGAAGTACTTAGTGTTGTAGCCGCCGAGGCTAGTATATCTGTTATAACAATAGTATCACCGCTGCTTGCTGCGACTACCGCGCCAGCCCCTGTTTTATTGGCTGTCCTTGATACAGAAGGTACTCCTTGAGTTTGTTGAGAATTAGTTGATCTAGCCATTTTAAATTATCCTTATTTTTATATTACACTATTTATCCATTCTTTTGCTTCTGCTCTAGCTTGTTCATCACTTTGAAAGTATAAATCATCTACATCTCTAAAGTCGTAATTACTTAAGTTGTGTCTCTTCACTTCTCGCTCCGCTTCTTTTATTTCTTCCATAGAGGGCTCAAAGTGATCTCCGTCATCTACAACTCCAGCAGAACAAGTTTGTAAGAAAGTATTTACAGAGGCTAGTGCCTGTGTTGTCTGCAAAGATTCAGAAAAGTTCTTTATAAAAATTTCTTTTAATTTTTCAGAAGTAACTTCCTGTTCGGTGGTATAATTGTGTTCGTTTGCTTTGCTAGTTAAGAGTTCCATGACTTTACTTGAGAACTCCATTGCGGCGTTATCATCTCCGGATATCGGAGTAAGTCTTTTCCCATAGGAGTATTCTACATCAAGAGACATCATTTTACTATAAGATTGCATTAAGTTACCTAAGTGTTTATACACTTATTTTTAAAAAACTTATAAAAAAAATAAAAAAAACCCCCCAAATTTATTGGGGGGTCAATAGAGAAATATTAGCGATCAGACTTAGAACGGAACGCCATCAGAACCATCTGTTGCAATATCAGGTCTTGCAGCGGTGTCATTATCGCCTTGTTGGATAACTCCAGATTGATAATATTTGAAGTTCACTGTATAAGATCTGGTATAAGTATTAACAATACCGGTTCCATCAGTAACTGAAGTATTAGACAGACTTAAGTCTCCCCTACTCACTGTCATGCTGCTAATACCGCTACCTTGATCAACACCTGAAGTGTAAGCTCTAAAAGCTCCGTCAAGAACAGCGTTTACAAATTTTTGAGCTCCACCGTGGACTTCGTTTCCTGCGTTATCAAATAGATCACCAGAGGTCAAAGAGTAGTCCGATACGGTTGGGTCACCGACTATATTCAATGGGCCGTGAGTATATTCTGTCGCGCCAACTGACTCTAAAGTTTCACCATGTAAAGGAATTACAATACCTGTTACATCGGTTGCTTTAGCTACATCAGTTGCTGACTTAATTGCTGCGCCAGCACCCATGAATTTGATTTTACCTGCTCCTGCACCACTGGTGAGGAAGGTTAACTTGCTGCCTCCGTCGTCTGCGCCTCCAGCGGGCGAGTTGGCGGAAAGCATGAATACGTTTCTTACTGAGTCTCCTACTGCCATTTTAAATTTCTCCTATTATACAATCAATTACATTGAATTTTTCCATTATGGAAATTTTATTTTTAAACTGCTTTGTCTAAATCTCCTAGTTTCATTAGCTCTTTTAGCTTCTCTTCTGGAGTCGCTATACCACCAATAATTGTAAACACAGTAAGGTTATTTTTATCACCACTGTATATCCCTCTATGTACTACACTTCCAGACCTAAGAATTCTAGTTAATTGATCAAAAGCTTCATCAAGACTAGATTGTGGAATATTATCCAATACCTCTTTACCTCCTATAAGGATAGCTCCAGCTGAATTAGCTGTAGATACATCTATACCTCCTGACATACTACCGCTCTGAGCGATGCTTCTGACAGCTCTAGAAATACTTACAGGATCATCCCACTTAGGAACTGGTGTAGCCCCAAAGATAGTAATACCAGAATCTAGAACATTTTTGTAGTCACTAGAATCAAAAGAAGAATAAGAGCTATCTTTTGAAGCTGTCATGTTAAATAGATGAAATACTCCAGCCGTGCTCATATTAGCTGTTTGCCAAAAATTAGAAACAGACACATTAGAATACAACTTACTTGTCTTTTCGTTATCAATGATAACAAGAGGAGACACAACACCCTGATTAACTAACTCGCAAGCTTCTTTCAAAGTGTTATAAGCATTAGCGTTTACTTTCCTGCCCTCAGAATACTTAGGTAAGGCCAAAATAACCCCAACCTTTTTAGAGCCAGATTTAATTGTCTCTTGAAGCTCCTGAGCGGTCTTAACCAAAGGAACTAAGGTACCTGCACCAGATCCTCCTCCAGCCCCAGCACAAACAAAGATTCTATCTACATCTTCCCCAAAAGAACGACGCATAAAATCAAGAACATCATCTCTTCTTTCTTCAAAACATTTAGCTGCAACACTTCTATCTTTACCTGCTCCACCAGCACCAATACAAAGCTTGTTCTCTACGTTTATAGAGTTGAGATCTTGTTGAGCAGTATTGACGATACCGATTTTTCTGTATCCTAATTTATGAAAGCTTTCAGCAATTCTAGAGCCACCTTGCCCAGCACCGATAAAGGCAAATTTAAACGCTCCGTCTACTTCGTCCTTAACTTCTTTCTTTTCTTCTGGCTCTGGAGGTAAAGGAATATCCGGAACCATTACATCTATCTCTGCAGCACCAAAGTACTGATTTACGTCTTGAATATTTTCTTGATTTTCACTCATGTTTTAAACCTTACTTGCATATAATAAACTTGCTAAATACTCATCAACTTGATGCTCCATTGCTATACTTTGTATTTCTTTAACAACTTCTGCATTTGTATCTGTTGGGTTATTAATATATTCAGCAGCTTTATCTAACCATTTATCAGATGACTCATTGGCAATAACTATTTTACATAATTCAGAAGAAAGAGTTTTAATTTTATTTGTTACTCTTTTATTATCATATTTTAGTTTAAGCTTCTCTTGAATCTCTGCTTCTAACTTTTCAGCTAATGCTAAATTCTGTTTTATTTTGTCCACGCTAAATTTCTGAGAGCCAGAAGTATTTTCTCCAATAGGAGAAACCTTTTTGGTAGTCTGGGGAGATGTAGACCCGTCAGGCCTACCTGCTGGAGTCGGTGCTCCAGCTCCGCCACCCCCTAGAAGAGGAGAATAAAAACCTTGGTCTTTAAGCTCTCTAAATCTCTTTTGAGATTCTAAAGACTCTTCAGGTTCTGGAAGTCTACCTGAACTTATAGCTTGAAGGCCTTCTTCAGCAGTAAGGATACCATATTGAATCAGCTGAGCTACAACTCTATTCCAAGTCGTCTTATCTTTAAGTTCGATCTCTTGGAAGTTAGCTTTAGGATAATTTTTAAAACCTAGAGATTTACAAATACGTTTAATCTCATGATTTAAAAACTGATTAATAAAGGCATCTCTTCCTTGCTTAAGTCTTTCAATAAATACCTGTATCTTAATGCTGGTATTAGCAAACTTATCTTCCCCAACTAAAATATTGTTGAGACCCATTTGAATGTCTTGATTTACAACACTGTATTTTTTAGGATCAAGTATACCTGCTATGTCCGGAAGAACAAATTTAGCTTCGGTGGTATAGTCAGAAACAAGAACCTTACCAACAGATTGATTCTCAAAAAGCTTCTGCATAGTCTCAATACTTCTTTGGTTAATGTTCAAACTACCATCCTTAAGTTCTGAGCCCATTGTTATCAACAAAATAGCTTGATTTGTAGTACGAGTCAAAGCCATGTCCATCTTCTTCATCTCTGACTTCCAGTTTATATCCTCTAGAACCGGATAGCCCATAGGCACAGCAAAGGGCTCGTAATCTTGTTTTTTATAAAATACTGGCGTTACTTTGTCGGGATTTAATTTCAAAGAAATAATTCCAACATTCTTTCCTTGCAGACTCTTCTTTGTTGCTGGATCAAGTGAATCATATACTTCTTTGTCCTCTTCTGTTTTTGGATTTCTAATTCTTTCTAGCTCATAGTCCGTCAATATTTTATAATACTGACCAGAAAAGAAAGATATATTTCCTCCCATTTGAATGTCAGCAGGATTTAAAATAATGTATCTAGAGGGCAGCTTGCTTTCTTCAGCAATTGAAGTTAGCTTGCTTCCGCCGTAAGTTTGGGTAATTCTTTTTAAGTCATCTGGTTGAATTTTAGTGTCAAATCTATGAATGAAACAATTTCCAGATCTATAATATTCTCTAAAAAATTTATCAAGAAAACTTTGCATATCAATCTTCTTAAATAAAGCATCTAAGAAGTCTCTTGATTTTTGACTGCCTCCTGTAAAGTAAAGATTAGTGGAGGAGAATTCTGTCATTAGGTCGATGACATTCCTAAAGACAGCAAAATTATAATAAGCTTTTTGACAAAGAATCACTACATCCCTAACATCAAGAGAGCTTTTATTATTTACTCCTTTTGTGTATTTATAAGGAACTAAGCCATTATCAATATTTTCAAACCTGTTGGTTCGTTCTATTTGACCTCCAACATTCCTCCTGCTCCTAGTGGATTGGTTATCAAGAGTAGTATAAGGCGAAGCCGCAAAGCTAGTCATCATTGGCTTAATCTCGTCTTCTTGTTTCTTTGTTTTCTTTGTCATTTTAAATTATCATTAAATGTCTGCCTTTACCAGCAGTATTGTTTCCGCTTACGAAAAGTGTGCCAATAGGCAAACCACCTGTATGTGGATGTTCAGGTAAGTTTGATAGTATAGCGTATCCACCAGATAAGCCGCTAACTGTTATTAGATCGTTAACTGTAAGATCTCCGCTTAAGTGGATATCAGAGCCACTAAAGTAAGATCTGTAATTACCGAAGCAAGCTTTTTCTCCGCTAATGTTAAAAGGATTTTTGCCATAAGGTCCAAAGTTTAACCTATCATCATCGTATATATCTACTAAAGGTAGTCCCGCTTTATCTGTTACAGAAAACACAGGTGCATCAGCACCATAACCGGGAGCTATAGTAACTAAAGAACCACTTGTGTCATCGAAGCTAACAGAGTTATTAGAGTTGACACGCATTGTGACTCCATTGGTTCCTAGCTCCATTAAGTCAGTTTTTAATCCTGCTCCAAAAGTTTTCTTTGCTGTAAACTTGGTTGAACTATCTGAATTTACATTAGATATTAAACTTGTCAGGCTAGTGCCAGTAGCTTCTAAGCTAGTCTTTATGTCCCCGCTAGACAAAGACACGTAACCTGTCATATCAGCATGTTGTGATACTTTAGACCAGCCTTCTTTATGTGTAGAATCTCCGGTTACAACGTAAAGACCTCTAGTGTCTCCAGAAGTGTAAGATAGAGCTCCTGTGGGAGCATCAGTTCTAAAATCTCCTGTTGTTGAATAAAAGAAAGAGCCAGACTTTAAAAACTCGCCACTGACCGTAGAAAAATTTCCAGAAACAGTTTCTATTTCTGTTTGAAGATAGCCACTCGTATCATGATTCAGTCCAGTCGCAAAGCCAGAGACATCTACAGCTTTATCGAAAAGCAAAGTTCCACTTGCGTCCAAAGCTCCAGAAACATTAGATATTAATCCAGATGTTCTAGACATTATATCTCCACTGTATCCAGTTAGAGATTCTGGCCCATCAGCCAAAGGTACATATCCAGACGGGTTCGCTATGGTATAAAATCCAGATGAAACGGTAGCAGAACCCGAGAGTTTCTTGAGGAACAGGTCTCGAAAACCTGCCTCGTCTATTTGTCCAGTTGCTATCTTACTAGGCATAAAAGCTTATTCGACTTTACTTACACTTAAAAAAGCATTATAGGCTCGAAAGTTTCTTTATTAGTGTTGATTTCGGCCTTAGTTATGTCGTTATAGAGCTTAAGCCCCCAATTCGCCAACATTAATGAAGAATAATTATCTTTTCTTGCTTTGTTAGCTGAAGTGGATCTTTTGAGGTGTTGAGGAAGATCGAAGTTCTGTGAGCCTCTAGCTGTTGATTTATGCTCAACCAAGCTGCATTGTTTTTTAGTTTGATAAATCATATCGTCCTGATGCTCAATAAAATCAAGCATAGACCAGTCTTTCCGATCATCAATAAATACTAGTTTTTTAGGGTACGGCAATCTTATGGAGCTAGTCCTGTTGAAAAAGGATTCGTTAGAAGCTGTCCTAGAAGCGAACCAAATCTTCTTATAGTCTATGCAAGCTTGAAGATGTTCGTTAGCCCTACGAATAAAATTACTAGTAAATACTTGATTGAAACAAATTTGATAATTTTCTTGATTGTATTTTTGTTT